CATATATGAACATTATTATGGACATACTCTTCATGCTATTCGTATGAAAAAAATATTATATTAGTGTACATTGTCTTTTATATGTGGTATAATTAGATCATATTAATGGAGTCTAACATGATTAAAGTTTCGTATCTAGTACGCGATGATTACCACAATTATGGTTATATGGAAAAGCGCGAAAGACAGTTTCACAATATGGAACAAGTGTTTAACTTCATTAAGTCTGTTAAGCTTAAGCGTAGTGTTGAAGGTCAGACTGTAATTGGTTCTCCTCTAGTAGAAAACTAAGTAGTAATATAATGCAACGCAGTATTGGTAATACTATTCCATATGTTATTGTGCCTGAAGAATCAATTCGTTCGGCTGCTAGATATATGGGTGATGAAGATAATTCTTTTACACTCGTACTTGAAAAAGTTGAAGCATTTCGAAATGCTGATATGACACCATTGGTATTAATGAATACTTATGATTATAGTGTATATGTTGTAGCTATTGAAACATATAATAAAAAGTTACACTAGAGCCATTTACATTTGAGGTTTTAGTAATTATATTATAGAAAGGATACTGCCAGATTTATGGAGTATTCTTTTTTCAACCTTGCCTTACAGGAGGTTTACATGGGCAACGACAGTAACGTATGGCGATTTGATCATACATTTTCAGATCTAGACAAGTGGTCTAAGCATTTCATTGGTCTAGATAAAATGGTTGATACTATTAATAGATCAGCTGAACATGTCAATAAGACATGGAGTTCATATCCGCCATTTAATCTAAAAAAGACAGAAGAGAATAAGTATGTTCTTGAAATGGCTGTAGCTGGATTCAGCAAGAATGATATTGAACTTACCGTAGAAGGTGAGAAATTGCTTATTAAAGGCAGTACCACTCTTGATACTGCTATTTCCGATGGCGTTAATCAGACTTTCCTTCATAAGGGAATTTCAGATCGTCCATTTACGCGCACATTTACACTTGCTGATAATGTAGAAATTGTTAACGCTGAAATGGTAAATGGTCTACTTAAGATCTGGCTTGAACACTTTATTCCCGATCATAAGAAACCTAAAAAGATTGATATTGTAGATGCAAATGCTACTACTAATAAACAACTTTTAAATGAAGCAAAGTAGTATTAATATGCGTTCTTTTTTAACTAAGTTATGGAATAATTTAACCATACCGGGCGAAATACTCGCCGATAGTAAGTATCTTAGCCAAGCTACTGATACAGCAGATCTAGAGCGCCGTATGCGCGATTTGCAAAGAGCTGAAACAAGACTTCGTCTTCATCTTTAAAGAAAGGGGCTTCGGCCCCTTTCTTATTTACTCTGTTATTATAATGTTATATAATAGTATTGAATTGTTAAATGGAGTAACATGACTTTTTATACAAACTTTTTTCTACGTGGTAGCAAACTCTATATTAGGGGTTATGATAAAGGTCTTCCATTTGATGATGTATTATACTATAAACCATATCTATTTGTGCCAGCTAAAAGTGGATCATATAAGACTATTGATGGCAAAACAGTTAATAAGATAGAATTCTCTACTGTAAGAGAAGCTAAAGATTTCATCGAGAAATATAAAGATATCGATCAATTTCAAGTATATGGATCGACTAATTTTGCATATGTGTATATCAATGATCGTTTTAAAAATGATGTTGAATATGATGCATCTCTTGTAAGTGTATTGACACTAGATATTGAATGTGATTCATCAGATGGATTTCCAGATATTGGATTAGCTGATAAAATGTTAACATCAATTACCATTAGAAAAAATGGTAGGAGTTCAGCAGTATTTAGCTATGGTGATTTTCATACTAATGATCCTAATATCTTTTATGTAAAATGTGAAAATGAAGAAGATCTAATTAAGAAATTTCTAAAGGTATGGTCATCAGATGCATGGCGTCCAGACATTGTTACTGGCTGGTATATTGAGTTTTTTGATATTCCATATTTGATTAATCGTATATCCCGTGTTCTGGGAATGGATTGGGCACGCAAATTATCACCATGGAAAATACTAGATGAACGTACAATTGATTTTAAAGGCAAACAATCACAGAGTTTTAATATTAATGGCATTGCTGTACTAGATTATTATCAACTGTATCGTAAATTTAGCTTTGCTAATCATGAAAATTATAAACTAGATTATATTTGCTCTATTGAATTAGGTGAAAAGAAAGTAGATTACTCTGAATATGGAACTCTTCATGAGTTGTATAAAAATAACTTTCAAAAGTATATTGAATATAATATTCATGATTGTGTTCTAGTAGACAAACTAGATGATAAGCTAAAACTTATCGATCAAGTAATGGCTTTAGCATATGATGCAAAAGTCAATTTCACAGATACTATGACTACAGTTAGATCGTGGGATACTATCATTCATAATTATTTGATGAACGATAATATCGTTGTGCCGCAAGTTAAACAAAACAATAATTTAAATTCACTTGTTGGTGGCTATGTAAAAGATCCACAAATTGGATTGCATAAGTGGGTAGTATCATATGACTTAAATAGTCTATATCCACATCTTATTATGCAATACAATATTTCACCCGAAACGTTTGTTAAGCGCGTTGATATTCCTTCCATTGATAAACTTCTTAATAATGAGTGGGAATATAGAGATGGCTCAGTAACATATGCAGCTAATGGATGTACTTATCATAAAGATAAACAAGGATTTCTTCCAGCTCTTATGGAAAAAATGTATAATGATCGATCTAAGTATAAGAAGATGTCAATTGATGCAAAAAAGAAATATGAAAGTACTAAAAATCCAGATGATCAAAAACTAATTGCAAGATATCATAATCTACAATTAGCTAAAAAAATTCAGTTAAATTCTGCATATGGCGCATGTGCTAATCCATATTTTAGATGGTTTAACTTTAATCATGCTGAAGCTATTACTACTTCTGGCCAGCTTTCCATTCGTTGGATTGAAAAAAAGATGAATGAATTCATGAATAAACTTATGAAAACTGATAATACAGATTATGTAATAGCATCTGATACAGACTCAATTTATATTAATATGGGCCCAGTAGTTGAAGCTTTGGGTGTAGATAATAAAACAGATCATGAAATTTGTAGAATTATTGACAAATTTTCTGAACAAAAAATTGTTCCATACATGGAACAATCTTATTCTGAATTAGCTAATATGATGTCCGCATATCAGCATAAAATGCAGATGAAACGCGAAACTATTGCTAATAAAGCAATATGGAAAGCAAAAAAGATGTATATCATGAATGCAATTGATATTGAAGGAGTTGAATATGCTGAACCTAAACTAAAACTTCAAGGTATTGAAGCTGTAAGATCTTCTACGCCGCATGTATGTCGTGATAATATTATGCAGGCTATTAAGATCATGTTAAGTGGCGATGTTTATAAACTTAGAAAGTTTGTAGATAACTTTAAATCTGAATTTATGAATATGCCATTTGAAGCTGTTGCTTTTCCGAGAGGTATTAAAGATCTTGGTTCTTATAGAGATGCAGCTAATATCTATAAAAAGGGAACACCCATTCATGTCAAGGGGGCTCTTATTTTTAATAGTCTTCTTAAAAAGCAAGGTTTAAAAAATATTCAGCCAATTGCTAATGGAGATAAGATTAAATTTGCTTATCTTAAATTGCCCAACCCCGTTAAAGATACGGTTATATCAGTTCCTGATTTTCTTCCGAACGAACTTGGCTTAGACAAATATATAGATAGGGACATGCAATTTCTAAAAACTTTTATTGGACCAATATCTACTATAGCAACTATTATAGGTTGGTCTTTGGAAGATAATGCGAGCTTGGAGGATTTTTTCTCATGAGTATAGAAGAAGATGACTTTGGTTTTTCTCTTGTATCAGAAGAAGAGTTAAATGCTGATAGACAAGATGCTACTGATAAACTTGAAGGTTTAAGAAAAATGATAATGCCATTGCTTAAAAATTTAATGAAAAATCCTGATAAAGAATATATTTACTGGCCAGATAGAGTAAAGAAAATTCAAGACTTTATTAAAAAAATGGATGTGTATATAGAAAATAAGTAATTTACAAATATAAAAATATGTATTAATATATTATAGGAGAATAATACAAATGTCACTGAGAGATAGACTTATTAAAAGCAGCACAATTCAATTAACATCAACATTGGCTGATTCTGATGTATTTACTAAGAAAGATATGATTTCAACTCAGGTTCCAATGATTAATGTTGCTTTGTCTGGTGATGTCGATGGTGGATTGTCTGCCGGCGTCACGATGATTGCAGGGCCATCTAAACATTTTAAAACAGCCTTTGCATTGCTTATGGCCAAATCATATTTAGATAAATATGATGATGCAGTTGTTCTATTGTATGACTCTGAGTTTGGTTCACCACAAGCATATTTTGAATCATTTGATATTGATCTGAATAGAGTTATTCATACGCCTATTACTGACTTTGAAGAACTTCGTCATGATATGAGTGTGCAGATGGAAAATATCAATCGTAATGATCACATTATGATCTTAGTAGATTCCATTGGTAATTTGCCATCGCGCAAAGAAGTACAAGATGCAATTGAAAAAGACTCTTCACCAGCAGATTTTACTAGAGCAAAGGTAAATAAGTCTTTCTTTAGAATTGTTACGCCTAAACTGAATTTAAAGAATATTCCAATGGTTGTAATTAACCATACATATAAGACAATGGAAATGTTTTCAAGGGATGTAGTTGGTGGTGGCACTGGCTCATATTATGGTGCAGATAATATCTGGATTCTTGGACGCCATCAAGATAAGGGTGCAGATAAAAAGCTAGCTGGATATGAATTTGTTATTAATGTAGAAAAGTCTAGATTTGTAAAAGAAAAGAGTAAGATTCTTATTAATGTAAGTCATACTGCTGGTATTAATAAGTGGTCTGGTCTTCTCGAAGTAGCAATTGAAGGTGGCTTTATTGTTAAGACGAAGCCTGGAAAGTATGCTGTAGTAAATCCAACTACAGGCGAAATTATTGGAAATGAAATGAAGGAAGCCAATATTGATACAAATGCTGATATATGGAAAACACTATTAGCTGATGAACAATTTACTACATTTATTCGTAACAAATACCAGTTGTCTACTAGTAATATTCTAAGAGATGACGAAGATGAACAGGCAGGAGAATAAATGATTGAGAAGGTAATTTTAGCAAATCTTACTCTCAGTGAAGAATATGCTAGAAAGACTATACCATTCTTAAAGTCAGAGTATTTTCATGATCAAGTAGATAAGACTCTATTTAATCTAATAGATGAATATTCAAAGAAATACAATAAGTTTCCATCTAAAGAAGCTTTAACTATTGAATTATCTCATCGTGATAACTTAGGTGAAGATAACTTTAAAAAATGTGCTGACTCCATTGAAAGTATGGAGTTAGATGATACAGATTTCGATTGGCTTGTAGATCAAACAGAAAAGTTTTGTCAAGACAAGGCAATTTATAATGCTATTATGAAATCAATCCAAGTATTGGATGATAAAACCGGTAAACTGTCAAAAGGATCTATTCCATCTCTTTTAGCAGATGCTTTATCAGTTAATTTTGATACTAATATTGGTCATGATTTCATTGCTGATGCAGGTCAAAGGTTTGATTTCTATCATACAAGAGAAGCCAAAATTCCTTTTGATCTAGATATGATGAATAGAATTACCAAAAGTGGTGTATCTAGAAAAACACTTAATGTTATTCTAGCAGGTACTGGTGTTGGTAAATCATTGTTCATGTGTCATATGGCTGCAAATAATTTGACAGAAGGACAAAATGTTTTATACATTACCCTTGAAATGGCTGAAGAAAGAATTGCTGAAAGAATTGATGCTAATCTACTCGATGTACCACTAGATGAACTAACACTTCTTACTAAACAATCTTATCAATCAAAAATTGATAGAATTAAAACTAAGACTAAGGGTAGACTTATTATTAAGGAGTATCCAACATCTCAGGCTTCAGCAAATAACTTCAGACATCTTATTCAAGAATTGAAGATTAAGAAAAACTTCATTCCGGATATAATATATGTAGACTATCTTAATATCTGTGCTTCTGCAAGGATTAAACATGGAGCCAACGTCAATTCTTATACCTATATCAAGGCAATCGCAGAAGAACTTCGAGGCCTTGCCGTGGAAAACGATGTACCTATCTTCTCTGCGACTCAAACAAATAGAAGCGGATTTACGAGCAGCGACGTGGGCCTGGAAGATACAGCAGAATCCTTTGGACTCCCAGCCACAGCTGATTTTATGTTTGCAGTCATCAGAACCGAAGAGCTTGATGCACTCAATCAAGTACTGGTTAAGCAGCTCAAGAATCGCTATTCTGACCTTGGGTCTAACCGTAGGTTTGTCATTGGGATTGATCGTGGCAAAATGCGACTTTACGATTGTGAGCAAAATGCTCAAGATGATCTTTTAGATGGACCAGTTATGGATAAAACTGATTTCGGAAAGAAAGATTTTGATCGATCAAATAGTCAAAAGAAGTATACTAAAACCGTTTTTGAGGATTTTAAATAATGTATAATATCATTGATCTACATGATGAAGGACTGTATTGCATTGTGGAAGTACCCACTGATCGTATTATTATGGCCAGTGATGCTCGAGAAGTAGCAGAAAAATATGCTAATTCTATGAATAAAGGCTCTGGTTTTAATGGCTGGACACCGGAATTTTTTGTGCAGAATGATTTCGTTGTATAAATAAGATCACTGACAGACTGGTACTGCGCTGCAGCGCAAGAGGCACAGAGTATATTTTAAGTTAGGAAAAGCCGGGATCACGGTGGGGTTCCGCCCGGCCCAGTTTGCATTTTTATTATCAAAGGGAGATCGAAAGATCTCCCTTTTTTTATTTTATAAATAATATAAAAAGAGACACCATGGCTTTTCTACACACTCAACAGGATATAAAAGCTAAACTCAAAGCAGCTGGCATGAGCTATGAGTTTAGAATTGTTGATAACAGCGTCATCTTCTCATCTACATATAGTGGGCGATCTGAAAGAAAATCAGAGTTACAAAAGATATCTTCTGTTTTTCCAGATTTTACCATGGTCGTAAAATCCGACGGAAAATTTTATTTAGAGAATAAAAAAGGGTCAAAAACTTATAGAATTTTAATGAAACCGTCTCGTGTTTCTAGCGGTATACTCTTAAAACCACAATTTTTTAGTGGACTAGTAGATCAATATATTGATCTTGGCTCATACCATAATATTCTTATACATGCTATAAACACTAATAACAAACTGTCAGAAGATCAGCAATTACTTCTAATATCTTTAGTTAACGCTGTTAAGACTAATGACTACAACAAATTTAAAAACATATTTTCATCACTTAAAAACACTATTTCTTTAAACACTATTAACAATGATTTTGGCGAATTACTAGGACCAATCGCAATAGTTAGTAAGAAGCTTCTTCCAATATCAGCATCTGGTTCAAAAGTTTTTTTCCCTGCTAGAGGTAATGAACCTCTTTTAGATTATAAGATAATTACAGCATCTAAAGTATATAAGATTTCAGCAAAATCAGGTGATTCTACGAATACTCTTAAGCCAGGTGATGTTCTTAGTCTTATTGATGCTGAGCCAAAATTATATACAAAATATTCAAATAGTCTTCAATATAAAGTCTTAAATGCTCTTAAAGATAATACATGGAAACAAGGTCCTATAGAAGCTCTATCAATATTAAAAGATAATGGATTTAAAGAAGCTAATTGGTTAGAGTCAAAAACTTATACCGAAAAAATTCGTCAAGAATCAGAGAATACTCTGGTAAAGATATCACGTGAAAGTCTAGATTTTACGGAAATGTTTCATGATGCGACAAGACTTAAAGTGTTTTATGTCAAATTTAAGCTAGATGAAAATGGTGCTGCTAAATGGGATATTCTTAAAGATGATAAAAATAGAAATGAAAAAATTAAAAAAATCAATTTTAGAAGTAAGAATTTTGTAGGACGGTCAAATGGTGATAAGTTAGGATTTCAACCCAAATGATTACTTTTTTTGAATTGCTTATAGAACAGAAACAAAAAATTCTCCACATATTTGACATGGATGAAACGCTATTCCATTACCCAGATCCAAAAACTGAAGCTAAGATTCATGTCAAGAATTCAGCTGGTGAACGAGTAAAGTCTCTTACTAATGTTCAATTCAATAACCATAAATTAGAGCCACATCACAATTATGACTTTTCAGAGTTCAAGTCCTCTGATGTATTTACCAAGTCTGCTCATCCTATTAACAAGATGATTAAACGTCTAAAAAACATCCACCGTCGCAATCCGCATGTTGAGATCCTTACAGCGCGTGCAGATATGGATGATAAGGATAAGTTTGGATCTCATTTAAAAAAACACGGTATTGATATTAATAAAATTCATGTGCGTAGAGCAGGTAATCTAGATAAAGGAACACCAGCTGAACGTAAAAAGAGTATTGTTTCTGGTTTAATTAAAAATCATGGTTATGATGAAGTTCATTTATATGATGATTCTCATGATAATCTTACACATTTCCTAAATCTAAAACAACATCATCCAGACACTAAGTTAGTTGCGCATCATGTCAAGCATGATAGAGATACACATGCAACAATTATAAATAAAGTGGTAGCCAATAAATTAAATCATGAATCTGAGCACGGTGGTATGTCGTTTTATTCGCCAGATGAACGTAAGAGAATTAGAGGAAATTTATGAAATCTTTTATGAGATTTATATCTGAAGAAACAGAAGAGCAAGGCGGTAAACCTCTTAAGCATCTTACACACGTTGAAGATCATATCATTCATTCTCAAAATGATGGTGTAAAAAAAGCTGCAGACGTTTTAGATGATGTACATAATACATTACTTGGAAAAAAGAATTCAACAAAAGTCAGTACTAAGTATGACGGCGCACCATCAGTAGTATTCGGTTATCATCCAAAGAATGGTAGATTTTTTGTTGGTACAAAGTCAGCATTTAATAAGAATCCAAAGCTTAATTATACTGATAAAGATATTGAAGCCAATCACGGCCACGCGCCAGGCCTAGTCTCTAAGCTAAAATCTGCGCTGAAGCACTTGCCAAAGATTGCGCCTAAGCATGGCGTATATCAGGGTGATCTTATGCATACAAAAGAAGATATCAAAAAGAGTGGAAAAGAATTAACCTTTACACCCAACACTATAACTTATCATACTCCTATAGACTCAGCTCATGGTAAATCTATACAACATTCTAAATTAGGTGTAGTAGTTCATACCAAGTATGAAGGAAAAGGTGATCTTGAAAATATGCATGCAACACCACATGTTGATCGTGAAAATTTCAATCATCATCCAGACGTGCATAATATAGATCCTACTATAAAAGCTGATTCATCTCATTATACTGCAAAAGAACAACAAAAGTATCATGACGCAATGAATAAAGCTAAAAATGTATATCACAACATGGATCATAGTGCGCTTGACAAGCTCAAGGGACATGAGATTAATTTAGAAGCACATGTAAATGACATGGTGCGTAAAGGCGGTGTGCCATCAACTTCTGGTTATATTAAACATATCAGTGATAAAGCAAATAAAGAAATTGACAAAGTAAAAACAGAAAATTCAAAACAACAAAAACGAGAAAAACTAGCTGATACTATCAAGCATATTTCTGATAATAAGAAACATTTTGATAAAGCATTTGAACTTCATAAACATCTTCAGTCTGCTAAAGATGTGCTTACAGGTGTTATGGCCAAGAATCAAGAATTTGGACATACAATTGGTGGTGCTAAAACTGGTCCAGAAGGTGCAGTTGCTGTTACTAAAAATGGCGATATGTCAAAGTTTGTAAATAGAAAACAGTTTTCTAGACAAAATTTTCTTGCCGGTAAAATGCAACAGGCAAAAAAAGAGGTTCAAAACAAATGAAAAAATTCAAACAGTTTATAACTGAAGAACATGATATACCAAAGAAACCGGTAGTATTTGCATTTGGACGTATGAATCCACCGACTGTCGGTCATCAAAAAGTTATCGATAAGGTGCATGAGCTGGCAAAGAAGCACGGCGCTTATCACGAGATAGTACTATCTTATTCTCAGGATGCCAAGAAAAATCCGCTGGATGTTAAGACCAAGGTTAAGCACGCTAAGCGATTCTTTCCTCATACAAATATTAAGTTGGCTTCAAAGAACGAACCAACACTAATTCAACATGCAGCTAGACTCAATAAGGCTGGTCATGACCATTTGATCATGGTAGCAGGTTCGGATCGTGTTCCACAGTACGAAAAGCTTCTTGATCAATACAATGGAAAGTCAGATAAATCAGGCAAGATTCCCTATAGTTTTAAAAAGATTGATGTAGTTTCTGCTGGCCAGCGTGATCCAGATTCAGAAGGAACAGAGGGAATGTCTGCATCAAAAATGCGCGAGCATGCTACTAATAATAATTTTAAGAAGTTCCGAGAAGGTGTTCCTAAGCATGTTTCTGATGAACATGCTAAAGAATTATTCCATGATGTAAAAAGGCATCTATCATGATATCAGAAAAAAATAAAGGTTTATGGCATAATATACACGCTAAGCGTAATAGAATTAAGCGTGGTTCTAATGAGCGCATGCGGCGACCTGGTGAAAAAGGAAGACCAACAGCATCAGATTTTAAGGCTTCACAGATGACTAGCGAAAATATTAGATTACAGACTATTAAGAGAGTATTAAATGAAGCCAAATATCAGGGCCGTGAAGTACCACTTAATAAACCAATGGCAGGCGACGTAAAAAAATCCAAAGTATTTGTACGTGATCCAAAAACTGGTAATGTTAAAAAAGTAAATTTTGGCGATAAAACGCTCAGTATTAAAAAACATATTCCAGCTAGAAAAAAATCTTATTGCGCTAGATCATCTGGCCAAGGTAATTTATCAAAAAAGACTAGTGCAAATTATTGGTCTAGAAAAGCATGGAATTGCTAAAATTTTTTATGAAAGCAAAAAATGGCACAATTTAGAAAAGATACGCATCAATATTTAAATCAAGAAAAAACTATATTTGAAGTAGTAATGCTTGCTGACCAATATGGCAATTTGGTTGGTCCAGCAAATCCAAGCGGTGCTGCAGTAGATGCTTTTGGTAGAGCTAGAGTATCATTACCATTTACTTTATTTGATTCAAGTAATAGATATCAAGATAATGGAAAATTTGCAACGGCAAATACTACCGGCGGAACTTTTAGCTTTTCATCTAATACAGCTTCCATAGATCTTGCTGTTAATACAGTATCTGGTGCATCAGTCTATAGAGAAAGTTATAGAGTTTTTGCATATCAGCCAGGCAAGTCTTTACAGATATTAAATTCATTTGTAATGAATCCAGCTAAGGCTAATTTAAGACAAAGAATAGGTTACTTTACTGCAAATAATGGTTTTTTTGTAGAAAGATCTGGTGTGTCGACAGTATCTTTTGTTAAAAGGTCATATGTTACTGGTGCAGTTGTTGATACTCCGGTTTTACAATCAGATTGGAATGTTGATAAGTTAGATGGAACCGGGCCTTCATTATTAACTTTAAATTTAGATGATCCACACATCTTATTCACAGATATAGAATGGCTTGGTGTTGGTTCTGTTAGAATGGGATTTGTGATAAATGGCGCACCTATAGTATGTCATATTTTTAATCATGCCAATGTTGACAATGCTGCAAAGGGTGCGTATATGCAGACAGCTTCGCTTTGTGTTAGATATGAAATTGAAAATACTGGAAGCACTGCAGGATCAAGCATATTAAAGCAGATTTGCTCTACCGTGTTATCAGAAGGTGGATACGAGTTAAACGGAAAACCACGCGACATAGGTGTAGAACCAGCGACAGCAAATCAGATCGCTCTTGCATCAATCGGAACATATTATCCAGTGGTATCAATTAGATTGAATCCTAGTTATCTAGATGCTATAGTTATTCCAAAAAATATAAGTCTATTGCCAATTAATGCCGCTAACTATAGGTATAAACTCATATCGGGCGGCACATTGACTGGCGGTGTATGGGCAAATGTTACTACCGATTCTGTAGTGCAGTATAATACTAATACTACAGCTACAATTAGTGGCGGTAATACTTTTACTAGCGGTTATACTGCTGCTACTCACCAGTCTACAAATAGCATAGATTTAAAAGATAGCATTTTTAAGTATCAATTAGAAAGAAACAGTTTTACTTCTACCCCGCTTACACTTACGCTGGCTGTTACTTGCAGCGCAGCAACAAGCAACGTGTGTGCAAGTATGACTTTCGAAGAAGTGGTATACTAAATGAAAAAACAATTAAAAGAAGCATCAAACCCAGCTCTTATTCGTGCTAAACTCA